GCGACATCACGGACTACGACTACATCGAGGCAGACATCAAGGCCGACGCGGAACGCTACGGCGTGGAACTGGGTGTCGACCCGCACAACGCGACGCAGCTCATTACCCATCTCATGCACTTTCTGGGCGACGAGCATGTGAGCGAGGTGCCCCAGACGGTCCTGCACCTGTCCGAGCCCATGAAGGAGATCCAGGCGCTCATCGTGGACGGGCGGATCCACCATGACGGGAACCGCGCCAACGCGTGGATGCTCGGCAATGTGACGGCGCAGGAAGATAGGAACGAAAATGTCTTCCCGCGGAAGGAAAAGCCTGAAAACAAGATCGACTTTGCGGTGGCGCTCATGGACGCGATGTCCGTGGCGCTGCGATTTGACCCGCCCTTGCCGAGTCGCTGGGAGAATGACGATGCCGGCGTGGCGATGGTATGAACGGCGACGAATGGCGGTCTGGTGGCGCTCAGTTCTGGGCCTGGCTCGTGAGCCTGTTTCACCGGGACGTGGTAGACGGCAGGGACGTGCATGTTTACCTGGGACTCGTTCTCCTGAGCGCGGCGGCCGGCGGAACCCTGGCGGCGATGCACCTTGCCAGGCTCGCCCCCTACGCCGTGTTCGCCGTGCTCGGGGCCGGACTCTTCTATATGGGGGCACGTAGATAATGGGCATCGTCACGCGAATGGAGCAAAGGGCCAGTGTTGAGAACCCGTCGACATCGCTGGCGAATCCGGCCGAATGGTTGGTCGACCTGGTGGGCGGCGGCGCCAGCGCGGCCGGGCCGACGGTCAATGAAAGTTCCGCCCTCACGTTCTCGGCGTTCTTCTCCTGCGTCCGGGCGATTGCTGAGGACTTGTCGAAGTTGCCGATGGGCGTGTTCGAGCGGACGCGGGATGCCCGGCGCCCGGCGCCCACGCACCGGCTCGCACCACTCATTCAATACGAGCCGAACCGCGAAGCCGACCTCGACCCGATTGCGTTTCGCGAGTCATTGACCGCGCAGGCGCTGATGCGCCGCCATGGCGCCGCCGAGATCGAGTATGACAACGCGAACCGGATCGTGGCGCTTTGGCCGATTCCGGCGCCGCGGATTCGGTCCATCCGCGTCGATGGGAAACGCTACTACGGCGTGCGGACCGATGACGGCACCGAGCACATGCTGCTACCGGACCAGGTCCTCTGGATTCGCGGTTTTGGCGCCGACCCATGGGATGGCGAAAGCCTGCTCGACCGGGCAAAGGAGGCCATCGGCCTCGGCCTCGCCATGCAGAAGTTTGGCGGCGGCTATTTCGCCAACGGCGCGCGCCCGGCGGGCCTCATCAAATATACCAAGGTTCTGAGCGAGTCGGCGCAGGAGCGTCTCCGGCGCTCCTGGGAAAGCGTGCACCGTGGCCTGGACCGCAGCCATCGTGTCGCGATCCTGGACGAGGGCATGGACTACCAGTCCATCGGGTTCAATCCCACCGAATCGCAATTGCTTGAGGCGCGCACATTCCAGATTGATGAGGTCGCGCGCTTTTTCCGCATGCCGCCGCATAAGGTCATGGAGTTGACGCGCTCGACATTCAGCAACATCGAGCACCAGGAGCTGGAATATGTCCGCGACACGCTCATGCCGTGGGCCATCCGGTGGGAACAGCAGGCGAACCGCAAGCTGTTCAGCCCGAAAGACCAGCGGCGCTTCTATGTCAAGATCAGCTTCAATGCGCAGCTGCGGGCAGATACGTCGACGCGCGGTGAGTTCTACAACAAGGGGCTGACGAGTGGTTGGTTGCAGATCAATGACGTACGCGCCCTGGAGGACATGAACCCGGTTGCCGGCGGCGATGTCAACCTCGTGCCGCTCAATATGATTCCGCTGGACTCGGCCTTCGCCACTCCGTCGCCCGCCGGTGGCGCGCAGGGCCAGCTGGCATCCCGGTCGGCTGGCGAGCAACGCCTGAAGGAGTTCCGCCAACAGCGGAGCATCACGCATCGCCATCGGCTGCAACGGGCGTTTGTGCCCGTCTACGAGCGTGAGGCCCGCCGGCTGGTGGACATCGAGGCGGCAACCATCCGGAAACTCGCGAGGCAGCATCTCGGCGAGCGTGCCGCCGCGGATTTCAACGACGCCCTGAAATCGTTCTACAAGGATTTCGAGGCGACGGTACGGGAGCGATACGGCACCGCTAACGGCGAATACGGACAGGCGCTCTATGTCGCCATCGCGGATGAACTAGGCCTGCCGGATGCGACGCCGCCGGCCAATTTCTCCGACTTCTCCCGCTCCTTCACGGAAGCCATGGCGGCGCGGCACGTCCGGTTCAGTCAGGACAGCGTCGCGAAGCTGCTGTCGGAGGCGGACCCGTCCGCGTTGGCCGATGCTGTGGACGAGCGTATGGGCCAGTGGCAGCAGGGCGGCCCGGCCGGCACGACGCGGGCCAGCAAGATCGCCAGCCTCGAAACCGTCCGGGCAGGTGGCGCTTACGCCCTGGCTGCCTACGCCGCCAACTCGGTCGTCGATATCATCTGGCGGTCGGTCGGCGAGTCGTGCCCATACTGCACCGACCTGGACGGGACGGTCGCCGGCATCGAGCGCGGCTTCGCGCAACCGGGCGACAAGCTTCAGGGCGGCGAAGGCGAACCGCCGATAGAGGTGAGCCAGATCATGCGGCATCCGCCGGCCCACGGCGGCTGCGACTGCCTGATCGCGGCGGCATGAACGGCCCCGACAAACACGAAAGGGATTCAACTCATGAACGAGCAGAACGAGAATCACGACATCGAGCGCCGCTTCGTGCCGCTGCCTTCCGGCGCCATCGAGGTCCGCGCGGACGGCGAGGGGCCGACTGGCATCGGTGGTAGTGCCGCCCTGTTCGGCAACGAGACGGACATGGGCAGGTTCACCGAGGAGATCGGGCCCGACGCGTTCGATGACGCCGTGAAGGGCGACGTGCGCGGCCTGTTCAATCACGACCCGAACTATCCGCTCGGCCGCACGACCGCCGGGACGATGAGGTTGAGCGTCCGCAAAGATGGGCTCAATTACGAGATCCCCGACATGCCGAAGGCGCGGGCGGATGTGTTGGAGGCCATCCAGCGAGGCGATGTGTCGGGGAACAGCTTCGCGTTCAGCGTGGCCGAGGAAGTCTGGGTGGAAGAGGACGAAAATCGGACGAAGCCGCACCGGATCATCCAGCGCGTCGGCACGCTCTATGACGTGGGGCCGGTGACCTTCCCGGCGTATGAGGACACCGCCGTCAGCGCCCGGTCGTTGGATAAGGTGCGCGAGATCGAAAGCCGCGGCGTCGTGCCGGCGAACGTGTCCACGACGCTGGCCGACCGGGGCACGGCGTGGTCGAAGCCTGCGCTGGGCGACTTCACCGATCAGAACTGGGGCGATCTGTCCGACGCCGACAAGCGCCAGATCGCAGGCCACTTCGCGTGGTCGCGCGAAATGCCGCCTGCGGCGTTCGCCTCGCTTTCGCTTCCGCACCACCGTCCGTCCGATGGCGCTGTGGTCTACCGCGGCGTGGCCGGCGCGGCGGCGCGATTGGACCAAGCCAACATCCCGTCTGCCGACATGGCGAAGGTGCGGGCGCACCTGGCGGCGCACTATCACGCTTTCGGCGAGCAGGCGCCCTGGGAGCGGTCCGACGAAGGCGTGGCGGCGGCGGAATCTGCCGCCAGTCGCAACAAGGAATTAGCCGCCAAGGCGCGGAGCGCGACCATCACCTCCAGGCGCTTTGACGAGGCGAAAGACGAGCGAGTGTTGGGCATCAAGCCGTGAAAGGCAATAACATGGCCCCCCATGATGTGCTGGTCGTCATCCCGGCGCGCGGCGGAAGCAAAAGCATCCCGCGCAAGAACCTCGCGGACCTTGGCGGCAAACCACTGCTCGTGTGGACCATCGAGGCCGCGCTTGCGGCGGAGGCGGTGACGGGCGTGTTGGTGTCCAGCGACGATGCGGAGGTCCGGGCCGTAGCGGTAGACGCGGGTGCCGATGCTTGCGATCAGCCGCACGCGTCGGATACGTCCGTATCGCACCAGGCGCTCGCCTATGCATTAGGCACGATCGTCGCGCCCGATGTGGTCGTGCTCGCGCATCCGACGTCGCCATTCCGCACGGCGGAGGACTTCGACGCCTGCATCCGGCTGGTTCTGCACGGCGCGTCGTCCGTCATGTCCGTGTCGGAGCCTGACCGGCATCCCTGGTTGTATGTAATGATCCAACCCGACGGGCGCATCGAACGTTACGCCTCGGCGCCCCGGAACCTTCCGCCGCGCCAGTTCATGCCGCGCGTGCACGTGGAGAACGGCGCCATCTACGCCGCGCGGTTCGACTACTGGCGGGCGCACCGGGGATTCTGGGGTCCGCGTACTTCCGCCTACGTCATGCCGCGCGAGCGCTCCATCGACATCGACACGCCGCTCGATCTGACGATTGCGCGCGCCCTGCTGGCGGCCCAAGCGCCGGAGCCGGCATGGCCCGCCGGCTTGTCGCCCCGTGCGTTTGCCGCGTTTCAAAAGGCCGGCATCTCACCCGGCGACGCGGCGGCGATGTCGGACGATGAGCTGCTTGCGCTGCATGGCGTTGGGCGGGCGACGGTGGATCTGCTGAAGGGGCGCACGGTGATCGTGACCGACAAGGCGGCGGCGTGAAACTTTACGACCTCTGCGTCGACCTCGACGGCACCATCTGCCGGACGCACGGCATGGACTACGAGCACGCGCAGCCGATTCGGGCAACCGTTGAGCATCTGCTCACTGTGCATCGCACAGGCAAGTCTATCGCCATCGACACCGCACGCGGCTCCGGCGGCGGATGGTGGCAGCGCCGTCGGGTCCGGCGGCTGACGAAGCGGCAACTCCGCCGGTGGGGCGTGCCGCACGACCTGCTGCGCGTCGGCGTGAAGATTCCGGCGCGCGAATACGTGGACGACCGAACGGCGATGGAAATCTGACGGACGGGTCTCAATGGCTGTGTTCAACTCCGATCTGCTGTTCCTCCACATTCCCAAGACGGGCGGGTGGAGCGCCAAGCACTATCTGCGCGACAACGTACCGGGCATGACGTTCCCGAAGGACCACGACGACCCGTTCCCCATCGGGCACATCCCGCTTCGCGACGTGCAGACGTTCAGCGGGCGGGCGCCGGACAGCTTCGAGCGCATCGTGGTCGTCATCCGCAATCCCTACGATCAACAGCTTTCGCAATGGATGTTCTGGCGCGACCGTTTTGCGCGCGGCGGGCGGCACGTCCACGACATCCATGCCGCGCTCTATCCGGACCTGACGCATTGGCTGCTGGACCCGATGTGCGATTTCCACGTCTGGTATGAGGAGACTGTCGGCCAGGCGCGCAAAACGGTCGCGACGGAGCGCGGCTATAACGACTTCGGCGGTTACTACCGCTATTGGCTGGAGGTCGATGGCGAAATCCCGCCGAACGTCGTCGTTGTGCGGATGGAGGAAATCGAGACCGCGTTCCCGGCGGCGGTCGCGGACTATGCAAGGCCGGACCCGGCGCCGTTCCCCCACATGAACGCACAGCCGAAGCGTGCCGAAACGCAGGCATACTACACGCCGCTCGCGCGCCGGTTGGTGGAGGAGAAGTTCACCTGGGCCTTCGCAGGATATTACGAGAGGTGGGCGGCCGGATGAACCGCGTAAAGATCGTCGCCGAACTCGGCCAGAACATGCAGGGCTCGGTCGAGGTCGCGAAGGACATGATCCGCATCGCCGCCGATCCGAAGCGCGGCGACTTCTACGGCTTCGATGCTGGCGGCGTGGACGCCGTGAAGATGACGAAGCGCGATCTGGCGCACGAGTTGACACCGGAAGCCGCGGCGGCAGAATACCGCGGCGACAACGCCTTTGGGGCGACCTATGGCGAGCACCGCGCCCGATTGGAGTTGTCCTACGACGAGCATGCCGAATGCCACGCCTACGCCAAGGCGCGCGGCCTGGACTTCATCGAAACCGTGTGTGCGCCGAGCGCGCTCGTGGAACTGCTGCTCCGGTTCGCACCGGACGCACTCAAGGTGGCATCACGGGATTTGACGAACCACCGACTGCTCGCGGCGCTGGCAGAGACGCGCATCCCGCTCATCCTGTCCACGGGCATGGCCGGACCGGATGAGTTGGACGCGGCGCTCGCCGTCGTGTCGCGCTATCACGACAATATCACGGTGCTGCACTGCATCAGCGAATATCCGGCGGCCTTCGAAAATCTGGACCTCGCGGCCATCACTTGGTTGCGAGGCCGCACGTCCTATCCGGTCGGGTATAGCGATCACTCGCAGGGCATCGTCGCGCCGGTCATCGCGGTGGCGCTTGGCGCCGTGCTGATTGAAAAGCACTTCACGCTGGACCGCCAGATGCGCGGGTCGGACCATTACGCCGCCATCGATCCCGACGGTCTATGGCGCATGGTCCGCGACATTCGCAACGCCGAGATAGCCATGGGACAGGCGGCGATGCGGCGGCATCCGGCAAGCCGTGCGGCGGCCGGCAAGCTGGAGCGGTCAGTAGCCGCCGCCCGCGACATCCCCGCGGGCGCCGTCATCGGCGAGGACGACATCGAGCCGCTTTCACCGGGCACGGGCATCCTGTGGCCCGCGCGCATGCGCGTGATGGGACGGCGGGCGCTGCGCGGCATTCCGGCGGGCGCCCTCATTCTGGACGACATGGTGACGGGACGGGCGGTTTGAGTGAAGCGATAGATATCGCGGCGGCCCTGCGGGTGGCCGCGCGCGCCGGTTACGACGATATGGGCGATCTGTATTGCGCCCTCGCTGTCTTACTGGAGCGCCTGCCGTCCGAGCCTATCTCGGAAGCCAGCCTCGCGGATGCCATGTGCCGCACGTCCGGCCATGGAGCGCTGCGCGACGACCATCCGTGCGGACAATGTGCCGAGCGGGCGCGGGAGATTATGGGGGCGGTTCGATGAGTGAGTGGACCCTGCTGCAACCAGGCGTCAAGCCGCTACCAGGCGGGCAATTCCGTCTGCCGGACGGGCGGAAGGTGCGCGGGCGCAAGGCGGTCGACGCCGCACTTGGTCCGCGCGACCCCGCCCTGCCGAAGACGGTTGCCATCGTCGCCATGGGCGTGAGCGCTATTGACTATTTGCAGGACGCCGCGCGGAACGGCGGTAGGTCACACATCGCGGACCAGGTATGGGCGATCAACTCCATGGGCGGGACCATCCTGCACGACGCGCTATTCGCGTGCGACTCGTTCGAGGAATTGCTGAGGCAGGAGCGAGAGGAAAAACGTAAGGTGGCGACCGGCATGCTCAAATGGGTTCGGCAGCATCCCGGCCCGATCTATACCGCGCAGCCGGACCCGCGCGTGCCGGGTCACGTCGCGCTGCCCGCCGAAGCCATCGTGAACGATATCGGCTGGCCCTATATTCGCACATCCGTGTCGTGGGCCATCGCGATGGCGATCTATCTCCGCGTGGAACGCCTTGCGCTCTACGGCTGCGACTTCACCTATCCCGGCAAGGGCCACTTCGAGGAAGGCCGCGCGAACGCTGAATGGCTGATTGGCATTGCAGGCGAGCGCGGCATCGAAATCTACATGCCGGAGCATACGACCATCCTCGATAGCGTGATGCCAGATCAGCAGCGGCTCTACGGCTTCCATGACCCGGTCGTGCCGCAACTCACGGAAAACGGGTGGGCCATCCGCGATTTGGCGGAAGCGAAGGCTGAGGAGGCGGCGTTCCGGGTGGCGTTGAAAGACGCGACCGAAGCTGCGGAAACCGACGAGCGCGAACGATTCGGGAGGTCGGCTTGATTTGTAGCGCGTGTCCGCTTATTATGTAGGCGTAGGACAATCCGTAGGTCGTTCGGCGAAGTAGGACAAAGCCGCAGGTCCGCAACGGCGGACCGTCTGCCAACGGGCGGAACCGGCAAGTCGCCGAGATAGCCAGACGACCGAAGGCGCGGGCGCGGTGCCCGGCGGGGCACGAAGCCGCAGCCGTGTGACGACAGAAGATCGAGCCCACAAGGCGCGACGCTGTCCGACGATCACAGAGAAACGTGGTCGGCGGCTGGCGTTTGCGCCTTCGCTGCATCCTGGCGCCACCCCCAAGTCAAGCCTCCGGCCCGCGCAATGGAGGCATTGACTCATGCCGGAACTAGACAGGGCCAAGCAGCTCATCGAAGAGCGGGCCGGCATCTATACCCAGATGATCGCCATCAACCAGGCGCCGGAGGGTGAGGATGGCGCGCTGACGAGCGAGCAGGAGCAGGAGTGGCAGCGTCTCGATGCCCGCTACGAGGAACTGACGGGCGAGATTGCGGCCATCGAAGAAAAGCGCGAGCAGGAGTCCGCGCGGGCCGAGCGGCTGGGCAAGATTGACGAGGCGCTAAAGGCGTCGCGCAAGGCCGTCTCGCGCCAGATCACGGACCCCGAGAGCGCCAAGGAAGTGGAGACCGCCGAGCAGTTGGAGGCGCGCCACAAGCAGGTGTTTGACCGCTACCTGCGGCGCGGTTGGATGCGGATAACGGCCGAGGACCAGGATTTCCTCGACGGCCTGTACTCGGACCGCACCACGCCAGTGCTGGGCGCCGAGGCCCGTGCGCAGGGCGTGGGGTCCGACCCCTTGGGCGGCTACCTCGTGCCCGACCTGTTTTCCGGTCGTTTCGAACAGGCGGTGAAGGCATACGGCGGCATGCGGAGCGTGGCCGAGGTCCTGACCACGACGTCCGGCGCCAACCTGCCGATCCCGACGTTGGACGACACGTCCAACACGGGCGCGCTGATCGCCGAGAACGCGGCGGACAGCGAGACGGGGTTGACCATCGGGCAGGTCGTCGCGCACGCCTACACATACACCTCCAGGCTGATCCTTCTGAGCCGTGAATTGCTTGGCGACGATCAGTATGACCTCGTGGGCAAGATCGCCAGCATGGGCGGGGAGCGGATCGGGCGCATCACCAACACACATTTCACGTCGGGCGATGGTGCGTCCAAGCCGTACGGCATCGCCGTGCAGTGCACGAGCGGCAAGACGGCCGCGGCCGTCGACGCCGTGACGTTCGACGAGCTGATGGACCTTGAGCACGCGGTCGACATCTCGTACCGCAACATGGGTGCGCGGTGGATGTTCCACGACCTGACGCTCAAGGCGCTGAAGAAGCTGAAGGACGGCGAAGGGCGCCCGCTGTGGCTGAGCGGCCTCGCCGTGGGCGAGCCGCCCACCATCGACGGCTTCCCGTACACCGTGAACAACGACATGCCGCAGATGGCGACGGGCAACAAGGCCATCCTGTTCGGCGCGCTGGGCAAGTACCTGATCCGCGACGTGCGCGGGCAGGAGGTCGTGCGGCTGAACGAGCGGTATGCCGAAAACCGGCAGGTCGGCTTCTTCGTGTTCTCGCGCCATGACGGCGTGTTGCAGGACGCGGGGCAGCATCCGGTCCAGTGCATCACCATGGCGTAAGCCCGAGACGAGGAAAGGAGAAGCCGAACGATGGATAACCCGATCTATCGGCAGAAGCTGATCAACATCGGCACCGGCGCCACGACGGCGACGGGCGGGTCGAACAGCACCGCGGTGGACATGCAGGGATGGGACAGCGTGACCTTCCTGGGCCGGTTCGCCGCTGCGGCGACGGACAGCATCATGAACGTGGCCGGCGGCACGGCCACGGGGTCCGTGTCGGATTACGCCGGCACCGGTGTCCGCAACAAGACGGGCGTGCGGATCACGGTGTACCGACCGATCCACCGCTATGTCCGCGCGGAGTATGCCAGCGCCACGACCGTCGCCGTGGGCGACACGTGGGCGATTCTGTCCAGCGGCCGGCAGGGCGCGGTCGCCGCGACGGACAACGTGGGTGAGTTCCACGCCTCGCCGGCGGTCGGCACGGCGTAACCACAACCGCGCCCCTTTGAGGGCTACTCGGAGTCGGGGGCGCTAAACCGCCCCCGGCTTTCCGGGGCAACCAGCGGAAGGGTTGGGACACATGAGCAACTACATACCGAAGGTCTACAGGGACAACGGCGGCGACCGCATGGTGGTCGCCGCGGGCGGGCGGCTGGTGGACGTGTCACATCCGATTGTCCGGACCGTCCGCGCGCGCGCCACGGCGGCGCAGGTCAACGCCGCAGGTGGATACACGCTCCTGTCCGCGATTGCCGGCTACAAATACCGCATCGTCGACATGACGATGATCGCCATCGGCGGAAACGCCGCCACGGCCACGTCTGTGGACGTTGTGACGACGCAGAGCGGTTTGGCCGCGCGCCCCTTTGTGGTCGCGGTCGCCGCGCTGACGGAGGACACCGCGGTCAAGCCTAACTCGGCCAACGTGACGGTGCTTGCCGCTGGCGCAGCCTATCTGGCGAATGACGCCAATACAGGCGTTTCCCTGGCGAAGCAGTCCGGCGGTAGCAATCTCGCCACAGCCACGCACATCGATGTGATTTTGAGTTACACCATCGAAGAGGCGTAAGGGGCTGATATGGCTTACGTCCAGCGTTTCGAGGGAACGCTGTTGACGGGCACGGCGACCGTCGGCGACTCGGTCTATCTGGGCGCCGTCGGGGCCACCTCCACGGGTGGCGCCTACGTTAACGGCTTCGTGCAACAGGTCTACTATCGGCCGGCCACGGCCACCGGTGACCGTTTCGCCACCACCGCCGGGCTTACGTGGTCGGCGGATCACGATAACCTCGCATTCTTCAAGATCACGGGTCTGGGTAAGCCGACGGGCACGCTGACGCGCGGCGTGCGCCAGCCGCTCTATGGGCCTACCGGAGCGGCGCTGCTGTACGCCACCGCCGGGACCGCCGTCGAGGGCCTATTCCCGGTCGTGCATGAGCGCATTAAGGTCACCGTGGCGACCGGCGGCCTCGCCAAGCAGGGCACGGTCGGCGTCATCATCGGCGGCTAGGGGGAGGCGGCATGGAACGGCTGCGAATGTTGAGGACGGTTACTGGGCCAGACGGGCCGCTCAAGCAGGGCAAGGTCTACGTGCTTTCGGGGGGCCTGGCGCGTGACCTTGCGGACGCGGGCGCGGCGGTGCTGATGACCGCGCCGCCCGCCCCGTCCACCACCACCGTCACCACCATCATCGAGGCCGCGACGGTCGAGGCGCCGGAGAACGCGGCGCGGCGCACAAGGCGGACGCGTGGTCACAAGACCGAGTTGCCGGAAGGCGAGGCGGACGAAACGGAGGTGTGAGTGGACGACAACCCCCGTTGGTCCCTGACGCGCCTGTCGACCGCGACGACGGAGCCGGTGAGCGCCACGGACGCCAAGAAACAACTCCGGGTGGAGCACGGCGATGACGACGGATACATCGCCGGGCTCATCCGCGTGGCGCGCGAGGAGGTAGAGGAGGACACTGGGCGGTCGTTCCCGCTGACGACATGGGACTACCGCGCCGATGCTTTCCCTGATGGCAGCGATGATTTCATCGAACTGCCGCGCTCGCCGCTGCTCAGCGTGTCGACCGTCGCATATACGCAGGCCAGCGCCACAAGTGAGTCCACGATGGCGGCGACCGACTACCTCGTGGACACGGGCAGCGAGCCGGGGCGCGTTTACCTGAAGTCAGGCGCCACGTGGCCCGCCTACCTACTCACCTGGGCCAATGGGGTGCGCGTGCGCTTCAAGGCTGGCTATGCCACGACGGCAACGGGCAGCGCGGCGAACACGCCCGAGCGCGCCAAGCAGGTCATCAAGCTGCGGGTGGAGCAGGCGTATTATGGGCGGGATGACAAGGCGGCGGAGCGGGCCATCGACGCGCTGGTCAATTCGCTGAACGCGAAGCGTTACCGATGAGCCGCTATTCGCACCGTCTCGTCATCCAGCGCCCGACGGAAGTATCCGGGACCCGGGGCGGCCCGACACGAACCTGGGCGCAACACGAGGTCTGGTGGGCGGACAGGAATGCGGTCTCCGGCATGGAACGCTTCGCGGCGCAGCAAACCGGGCACATCGTCTCGGCGCAGTGGGTGGGCGCCTACCGGCACGGCTACGACGCGACAATGCGCGCGCTGGTGCCCGGCAAGGTGACGACGCTCGCCGCGTCCGCCACGACGGCGACGGGCGCCAGCCTTACGGTCGGGTCCGCGTCCGGATTTCCGCGGACGGGCGCGTATCGGATCCGCATCGGCAGCGAGTTGATGGAGGTAATTGCCGGCCAGGGCACGACCTCCTGGACGGTCGAGCGGGCGAAGGACGGCACGGCCGGCGCCACGCACGCCGCTGGTGCCAAGGTGGAGCATATGCAGGTGCACGACATCGAGATGGCAGAAGACTCGGACGGCATGCGGCGGGAGATGACGCTCAAGACGCGCGAGACGGACGGGGTGGCCTGATGGCGAGGCCGTGGGTGGAGCTCGAGGGTGATGCCAAGCTGGGGCGGCAGTTCAGGAGCTTGGATGTCGCCGTAGCGCGGAAGGGCCTGGGCATCTCGACGAAATCTGCGGCCGTGCCCATCGCGGATGAATGGAGACGCACGGCGAGCCGGAGCAACAAGCCGGGCGGCACATACGGCGAGGGCCATGCGGCCGACACCATCACGTCCCGGCTGCATCACAACCGGAGCGGGTCCGCACGCGCGAACTTGGGGCCTACGAAGGATTTCTGGTACCTGTCGTTCAGCGAGTTCGGCACGCCGAAGCATGGTGCAAACCCGGCCGGCCGGCGCGCGGCGCGGAGCATGGAGCAGCCGGCCGTGCGGCGCTTCCGTGACACGATGTCCGGCTTCATCCGGGCGGCGGTGGCCGGACGATGAGCACGGCGCTGGTGGCCTACAAGCGGCTCACGACCGCGACGACCAACACAATCCACGTGGGCACGCGGGTCTATGAGGGCACAGCGCCGGACCGGGCGACGTATCCGTTCCAGGTCTACCAGGTCATCGGAGCCGAGCGGGAGCATGCCATGGGAAGCGACCCCGGTCACGTTCACGGGCGCATACAGGTCGACAACTACGACACGACCGCGTCCGGCGTGGACCTGGTGGCGGCTGGCTCGCGGGCGGCGCTCTCGCGTTGGAGCGGGATGGCGACGGGTATCGTCGTCGACGGGATCTACTTGGACGACGAACGGGGCATTTATGAGCCGTCGCAGGACGACGGCCGGAAACGGATCTGGCGCGTGAGCCAGGATTACACGATCCACCACAGGGAGTGAGACATGGGCATCTACCAACATGCGACCTTGAAGGTCGGGTCGATCAACCTGAAGTCGTTCACGCGCTCGCTTGCGTTCAGCGCCGGCGTAGAGCTCCAGGACGACACCGTCATGGGCGACGATACGCGAACGCAGGCCGCTGGCCTGAACGTTTGGTCCATCGATGCCGAGTTCAATCAGTCCTTTTCGACGGGTGGCGAGACGCCAGACGCGGCATTCGCCACAAACGTCGGTCCCGGCAAGTCTATTGCCGTTGTGTTGTGGCCGATGTCCACCGCGACCACGGCACAACCGAGCCCGACCAACCCGAAATATAGTGGCACAGCGGTCGTCGAAACCTATGACGCATTCAGCGGCAAGGTGGGCGATCAACTCATTGCCACGGTCGCGCTGCGGCCGGGCGGCACGCTGACGCGCGCCGTGGCGACCTGAGGAGGCCCCCAACATGAGTTTGCGCGATGACATTCTGGTGGCGGACGATCGGCCATTTGAAGATGTGTATGTCCCGCAGTGGAACAGAACGGTGCGCATCCGCGGCCTGACGGCCGCCGATTCCGAGCGGTTCGCAAAGAAGGTCGGCCCGGATGGCGACAAGGATGTGCTCTACACGACGGAGCTGGTCGTGCGATGCGCCGAAGATCCTGAGACGGGCGCGCGGCTGTTCCGGCCCGAAGACACCGATGCGTTGGCCGAAAAGTCCGGCGCCGCCATGGGCCGGTTGTTTTCCGTCGCGCAACGCCTGAGTGGACTGGGCGACCTGGACGACGCAAAAAAAGACTCCGCGGGGGAAGCCGCCGCTTCCTGATGGCGCTGGCGGAGCGGCTCGGCGCCGGCAGCGTGGCGGAGATGTGCCGCGCCATGCCGGGTCAGGAACTCCAGGACTGGATCGCGCTGGCGGAGATGGAGGCGGACGAAGAGCGCGCGCGAGCACTCGAAGCCAGGGGCCGCGCCGCGCATAGGAACAAAAACGTGCGTTGGGTGAGCTGATGTCGATTCAACTTGCAAACCTGCTCGTCAACGTTGATGCGAAGACGGGCAAATTCAGCTCCGGCATCAAGCGCGCCGAATCCACGACGTCGCGGTTCCGCACGGGTGTCGGCAAGCTCACCGGCGGCATGGGGCTCCTTCAGAAAGCCATGGCCGGCATCAGCGTCTACGCGGGTGCCCGCTGGCTCAGAGGAACCGTACAGGCGTTCATGACGCAGCAGGATGCCGTCGAGTCTCTGCGCGCCGCGCTCACTGCGACAGGCCGCGACGGTGCTGGCGCACTCGACGGGCTGACCAAGCGCGCGGCGGAACTCCAG